TTTATTTAGCTTTAGTCAAATTACACTTCGCACATAATATTTGTAAATTACAGTTTTTATTATGATAATCCTTCCATTGGTTAGAAAATACAACCATTCTAAAATCATTATCATCAAAATACGTCAATTTATTATCTTTATTATATTTGTATTTTAAAAAATTAGTTTCTTTATCTTCTAAAAAGGAATCACTCAATTGTTTAAATGATGGTTCATGATGGTCAACATGAAATTCAGAATCAGTAACATCACAAAATACACATTTTTTTACACATTGTTTTTTAAAGTTTATAATATCTTCATAGATTTCATTTCTCATAGCTTTAATTAATGAATTATCAACACTATCTAAACCACATTTTAACCAACTAAAATCAACCGTAGATCCATATTTCAATTTATAGCCCGAAGGGTCATATACGGGCGCAGTCCTATACATCATATGAAAAGCCTTTTTATTAATAGGATTTTTAACAATATGAAATTCAATAATGTTTTCTTTTTTTATTATATCTTTGAAAAGTGTAAAATGTGGGCTATCTGGTTTGATTACTGATTCACCTAATGAATAAACAACGCTTCTTACATAATCTTGCATTTCTTTTTTAGTTTTGAACGTAAATTTTTCTAAACTATACATGATATATAAATTAAACTAGATATTTTTTTAAATCGTTTTATTAAAATTAATATCTAAATTATATTATATGGATATTCAAAATCAAAAACAAGCAGTCATAAACAAACGTTTCGAACTTAACCAACAAATAAAAACATATAGAAATTTATTAAAAAATGAAAATGATATAGGCATTAAATTTCGCCACATGGTAAAATTAACAGAATTAAAAGAGGAAAGATTACAAGTTAATTTTATAATAAATAAATTTGATTATATAAAAAACTATTTTTAATTTCTAGTTCATCTTATATGGATAAAAAAGAAATTGCTTCAATAGCATCTAAAAAATACTATCAGAAAAACAAAGACAAGATAAAAGAACGTATGAAAAATTATTATGAAACAAATAAAGAAAAAATAATAAGCACTTGGAAAAATGAATATTATAAAAAAAACGCTCATAAAATACAAAAACAAAGAAAATTAAATGGATTATATAAAAAAGGCATTATAAATGATAAAAATGTAAATGATATAGTAAAAATAGAACGAAATATAACAGTCACACTATAAATAAAATATAAATACACCATAACAAATACTTATAAACTCCAGCCTGTGAAATAGTCAATTGAATAACGCTCATTTTATCAATATTTGACAAAACATTAATAACTAGAGCTAATTGCTCACTTAATACATATTTTTTACAAAATTTATCCATTAAATAATTTTGCACATAATTAATAACAAATTCTTTTATTCATGCAACTTTTCGCATCCACCATTCACTAAGACTACCGAACCAGATGCTAATACATCCTAGTTTTTTAATCTTTTTATTGTCGAATAAATACTGAATATTTTTCTCAATTAATTCTTTATTTACAGTTCCAAACAATTTATTAAAAACATCTATTACAATTTGTTTTTTATCAAATTTATATTTTTTCTTTTCAAACGAGTGTTCACATATCTGACAAACGAAATTTAAAAATTCCAAATCGTCTTTAAAGTTTTTAACATCAGGAAGCTTGGCTAACCTATCAAATATTTTGTTTACTATTTCAGCTCTTTTCAAATCCTTATAGAGTTGGTTTTTAGGTTGCACAAATGGCGCAATTTCAGACATAATTATATAATTTAATGTAGAAAAGTTTTATTTATATTTTTTTCATATTCTATTATAAAAATGCTAAAGGTTATTAATACTTAATGTAATGCCCAAATGCTATATTTGCTGGATATGTTTCTGTGCCTGTTATTACTCCCACTGTGGGGGCTGTTGCTTGATTAACTTGTGTAGCACTTGCTAAAAATGTGCCCTTGGTTAATCTATTTTGAAATTGTTCATCCGCGTTCATCCCAGCTGTATCCCCTCCGGGTGTTTGGTATTGAGAACCAGATAAGCACCCATCAGCGGTTGAACCATTAGGTTGTCCCGATGTTGCGTCATCATAATAATGACTATCGCTATATGTATGCTTGTGGTTTGCTATTGTGTCGTTTTGTCTTGTCGCTAATGTTCTTGTGTAACTAATAGAGTTGAGTGTTTGAGTTCCAGAGGAAGAAATAAACAACCCTTGTGTATTTGGAACTCGAAAATTTGGAAAACTTCCTCCATATGTATTAAAAATAACAGAAAATAAAGATGGATAAGTAAATTGAGAGTATAATGTCCCATCACATAATAAATAACCGGTTGGAGCGCTTGAACCAGCGTAAGTAATGATAGTTCCAGTTGGGTTGAAATAAGGTCGCTCATCTGTAAAACGTTGATTTAATGTTCCGTAATTTATCAAATCATTATTATCTCCAATTGAGTTTATAGCACATTGTGGTATTTTTGTAAATGTGCTTATAGCATTGTGTGTAGCTGTTTGGGTTGTTGAAGTTGATGAACCAATTATAATGGGGGCATTTAACGATGTCAATGATGAAATCGCAACTGTTGCTGTGCTTGAAGGTCCTGTATTTATTAATATTGAACCACTTCTATTTGTCAATCCTCCAATATTTATTACTCCGCTCGTCTGTGTATCTGCTATATTCATTTGACTTGTTAAACCACATCTCGCCGTAAAGTTTTGTGACCCATATATATTTATCTCTCCACCCTGTAAGTTTAATAATCCAGTGCAAGATGGATTACCCCAATTTAAACTTGAACTTGTTGCGTTGGGTGCTAAAAATATATCTCCAGTTGTGAGATTATCGCCTATTGTAAGAGGGTCTGCGAAACTTCTTGCGTCTATATTATTCCATACTTCTATACTATCTGTAAAAGTTTTGATACCTGCTATTGACTGGTTTGATGTTAAATCCACAAATGTTCCATCTGTATAGGTCTTATTCACTAAATGGTTTCCTGTTGCCGGAACACCAGAACAAAAAGGAATTTTATTAAATGTTGTAATCGCGTTATGTGTTGCCGTTTGAGTTGTTGATGATGTTGAACCAACAACAATCGGGGCGTTCCCTGTTGCTAATGTTCCTATATTAATTGCGCCTGTTCTATCCGTTCTACAACCTAAAAATAATTTGCCACTAGTTTGATTTTGTCCAATATTTAAATCATCTGTCTGTAATCCTGAAGCAACAGAAGGAGTATCTATTGAACTAGTATTTGATATGTAACTAGCGTTCAAACTTAAAAAATCTGATGAACCTGTAAATGTTTTATCGCCTGTTATGGTTTGCGCTCCCGCCAAGGTTACATAACCTGAACCAGCTGTTGTAATAGCTCCATTCAAAGTAGTTAAATTTACTAATTCATTAGCACTTGTAGCAGTAATGGCACAAGATGGAATTTTACTGAAATTTGTAATTGCATTCATATTACATGTTTGAGTAGTTGAAGCGGTTGAACCTATAGTAATAGGCGCATTAGCATTTGTTCCACTGCTTATAAATATAGGGGCTGTTGATGTGTTTCCAGTATTTATATAAATTGCTCCTGACCTATTGCCTGCCGTTCCAATTGCTAATTCCCCAGTGGATTGATTTGTGCTAATGTTTGTTTGAAATGATGCCCCTGAGGATTGATTATAATTCCCCGTTGATGCCAATGTAAAAGAACCGCCTCTTAAGGCTAATTGTCCCGAATTACTACCTGACCCCCAATTTAAAGCCACATTCATTGTGGGTCCGATAAATGTTGTCCCCATGTTTATATCTCCAGTTGTTAAATTTTGACCTATATTAATGTCTGTTGTTCCTGATGATGACCTAATACTATTTGTAATCAGATTTCCACTAACTATTGTATTCGCGTTACTAAAGGTTTTTTCTCCTGTTATATTCTGTGTTGTATTAATAGTTACATAACCAACGCCCGCGTGATTTGTTACCCATTCGGTAGTAGCTATATTATCTGAATAATCTAAAGGGTCTGCAATTGTTGGCGCTGTTCCTGATGTATTAACAACTAACGTATTTACATCTATTTCTTCAAATGTTCCAGAATTTGCATTTATATTATTGAGTCCATTCATTGACCTTGTATTATTTGAGTAATTATTCATTTTATTTTCCTTATTAATAAAGAAAAGAAAATAATTTAAAGTTTTTTTTAAACTTGAGTAAAATGTAATTGTAAAATCCAATCAGTCATAGAACCAGTAGTAGGGGCGAAATTAGTTACATTGTCATTTGCTTTTATATGAACATCGATGAAATTATCACGAGGACGACCATTTAAAAATATTGGTGGGTTTGTATTGTCTTCACTTAGTAAATATGAACTAGTGCTAACAAGATATGGTTTAGCGATACCCAAGAAATTAATGGTGTTTGCGCTAGTGTTTGAATTAGCTTGAAAAACGTTAGATGAACCTAAATTAACATTAATACATGCTATATCAGTAGTTGATAAATTCATAACTTTTGAAATATATGTAAAATGAACTTCATATTCTCCTTCGGGTAGGATTCCCCAATTCATACCAAAACGACATTCAGAAAGTGAAGCGCCAGAACTTATTTTATTAGTGCTATTTAAAACTACGCTATATGATTTTTTAGACATTTTTATTATAACTTAGGTTAGAAATAAAAATTCTAAAGTCTTTTCTATTTTGCAAAATTATAAAGTTTATTTGATGTTTTTGCTAATCTTTTAGCTCTTTCAATGCCAGTATCTATTACTTGTCCCGCCGATCCCTTGTATCCTGAGGGGTCAATTAATTGACTTGCTTGTTGTGCTACATCACCCGCCATACGGGCACCAGTTGAGAATTTACTTAGTTTCATGGCTCCACTTCCTAAATTTGTTAAACCTTTAGCGAACATATTATTACTTTTAGATGATAATTTGTTGAACATGATATATAAAAGGTAGTAGAATATTTAATAACATATTTTTTATTCTATGTTAGGTTCAGCGCTCATAGCGTCGACGGAGTCGCTGGCGCTCCCGCGAATGTCCCATAATATCTCATCCCAACAATCAAATAATCTATTAGACCCCGTATTTATGAACAAAAACTTATATGGTTTATCATAGACCAATTTTATAATAGCATTTCTTTTTTCTTCGTCAATAATTGGTAATACTTCATCAAACAATAATTTATTAGCATCATGAGAACTTTTAAATAAAAAAATGTTTGAAAATAAACGACGTAATTCTTTCGGCACCGAATGCCAAGTTTGAACTAAAAAAAATATAGTTGTTCTCATATGTCGTCTATTAAATACTAGTTCTTTAAACATATTGAGCGTATCTTTATTTTTCAAATATGCCGTCATATCATCGAATATAATTAAATTGTTGTGTTTTTTATCTTCTGCTTTTATGTATTCCATGACTGACCCCAACGTCTCAGAGTTCAATTCATATAATTTCTTTTCATCAGGTAGTTTATCAAAAGGTGAATTTTTAATTGATGCTCCACTTTCTGCGGGTTGAAATAAGAATATGTTGTGCCAGACCCTAGATAACGGTTTTTTAATAAGTGAAATCAACAGACTTGTCTTTCCAGAACGAGGCGCACCGATAAATAACGTTGTTGAGTGTTCATTAAGAAATTTAGTTAATTCATATTTGTTTAATTTTTCGTGAAGTCCACCATCACAAAGCATTTCAGGCGGTTCAAGTTTTGGTTTATTATTTTTGACTATTTGCATGTATTAATATAAACTATATATTATTTTTTTAGTATATTTTATTACACTTAAGTTTTAACAACAGTTTGTTTACTATTGGGGTCAACAATAATTAAAGCATCATAATTTACTATTAATGTTACGGTAGATTGATTTGCACCGATAGAAGTAGTAGTATTAATTCTGTAAGAAATGGGTGAGTCACTTGAAGATACACCACTTAAGATGGAATTACTTCCAATTTGCTTTTCTAAACTTGTCCCCACGTAGAATTTAGCTGGAGCACTGTATGAACTACCGGCGGCGGTTCCGTTAAAATTAAATTCTATACTATTAATTGAGCAGTTATTATTTTTATCATAGATGGAACCCATGGCACTTCTAAACTCTTGTAATATTTCAGTTTTATTTGTGAAGGTATTCAATGGTTTTGAAGGGTAGATAATTCCCCCACAAGAAAAACTGTAATCGCCTGAACCACTTGTTAAATCTACTGAATCGAATTGTTTGTTAGATGCAGCGTTATTATTACCATTAACAGCGATTAAACTTTTGATGGAACTGAATCTGAAATTATAAATTAATTCAGTGTAACCACTTTGTCCAGCATTTAAATTTTGAGATGAAGAAGCAAATGATTGAGTTTTAATAGTTAATCCGTTAGGGTTTGCCATTCTGATGGCTTGGTCAACTTCAGCACCGTATTCAATTACTTTATATCTTAAAGATAAATTTGAAAGAGTAAAAGCAGTAGGTGGAGTAACAGAAGTAAACATGTTGGCTATGGAATCAACAGTCAGGGTTATTCTAACAGCTCCCATCATCCCAAGAGGAATTAATTTTTCAGACCCGCTTAATATAGTCATTAAGGGAGCTGCAAAGGTTCCTCCCTCATCTAAAGTCATCAGTCTTCCGTCTAATGTTTCAAGGGTTGGTATAGTTGTTGATGTATTGTATCCATATCCAGCTTGTAATCCATATTTTTGCGCAATATCGTGGCTACCATTTATTAATGTATTCATCACAATGTTGTAATTTTGAATTACATCGATGGTTTGTGATGCAACGCTGACCTCGACCCTGTTGAATGGTGTGTATACAGGAACGCCAATCATCTGAGCACCGGCGGCGCATGTTGCTTTGTATGTATAAGTAAGGTATATGGATTGGGGATCAAGGAATCCACGATTAATTAGGTCGAAATAAATTTGAGAGCCACTTGTTGCGGTTTGTAAATTAGAAGGAGCACATGCAATATTTAAGCATTGGGTATTTTTTGGTAAAGATGATAGTTGTTCACCATAGTTTACGGTATCGGGTAAAGCAAATTCAGACATTATTATTATAATTTAAATTAGAAAAAAAAATATTTTTAAATTAAAATTTATTTCTATTATGTGTATATCAGTAAAATTATCTTAATAAACCAGTTATTGGGTCAATTTTGTTATTATAGAGTAGCAGGTCTAAACTATTGGATTCATCAGTAGGTTCAGGAGTGTCGATGAAATCGCCTACGCCTTCGGGGCGTTCTGGTTCAGTTGTTTCATCTATCGGCGCGTCGGTTGGCGCTACCGATTGCTCCGATGCAACATTATCGTCCCTGACGCTTGGGCGAATGTCAACAAAATCAAAAAACTTCTTTTTATCATACGGGTGTATTTGACGTTCTTTTGTCATAGTTATTAATAAACTTATACACCATGGAACACCATTGAAATTTACTGGGTTGTTGTTATCATCTAAAATTAATATATCGAATCCATCTAATTGAGTATTATTTAATCTAGTTTTTATGTTTGCTATGTTATCATAAAGTATTACGCCGAATGTCGCCGATTCAATAGGAATAGTAGCCAAAACATTTAATGTTGTCATACTTGTAGAATCTAAATTATATGTAATCAATTCATAAGAACAAATACGTAGGCGTAAAGTGCCTAATAAATTCAAAGGATAAGGAGCAGTAAAAGGCGCTGTATAATTAGTTCCGGTTTCTAAACCCAATACTGAATATATTGTGCTACCTACTGATAAAAACTGTAATGTGCCAGTGCTTGATACTTGTATAGTGCCGGTTATGCTACTGATGGTGATAGTAACTCCAGTTATACCAGCATTTGTAAATTGAGTATTAATTTCAGTTATCAGGTTTGTAGCATTATAATTTCCGCGTGTCAACGTAAGGGTATATGGTGTTCCATTATAATCTATGGCTAATACGTTGTTGTAAACGTTAACATTATAGAATGAAAATGGTATTTGAGCATTTGCAACCGATATTTCAACTTCTAATAAATTATCAACATCTTGAATTACGTTTTTAAAGTTAAAATAAACGTCAGATAAAAAAGAACCATTATTTTGTATTGCGTTGGCTCCGTTTAAATTTATTAACATAGTTTCAGTGTATGTATTTGTCATGACTTTCTTATTATAAAGAATCAGAATTTTTTATTTTCTATACTATTTTATATAATGCCCTCTAAAAAAAAGACTATAGAAATTTTAGAAACTTTTAAAAATTACGTTTTATCTAACGATTCTATACCCGATGATAGCGATGATGAACCAATTGAAGCAGTTAAAACAAATGCTAAACCCATTGCACCCCTTATGAATAAGGGTAGTATGGTTCCCCAGAAACAAGCGCCTCCCCTTATAAATAAGGGTAGCATGGAACCCAAGAAAAAAGAAGTCGACACCGTCGCTGGCGCTCGTGCGAATGTTAATATTGAAGTTATACCCGAAATTACAGCGAAGCATGCTGACTCTGTCAGACAAGCAGAACCAATTACTGCGAAGCATGCTGACTCCGTCAGACCCGAAACTGTAGCACAAAAGAAAAAAAGAATCCAATCAGAAGCCCAAAAACTAAACACCCAAAAAATGCGTGAAAAACTAGCAGAAGCACAACAACGAAAAAAAGAAGAAAAGGCAGAACGTGAAGCAATGGAACGCGCAATATTAGATGAAAAAATAGTAAAAAAAGCGATATCAATTAAAAAAAAACAAATTAAGAAAGAAAAGGTTTTAGATGAAATTTCTGACGATGAAACACCAATGGAAGAAATAGTAAAAAAGATTAGACCAACAAAAGCGCCCGAAGTAAAACCCCCAGTCCCAGTATATACACAGCCCGCGCCGCCAAAATTCACATTAAAATTTCATAAATAAAAAAATAATATATAGGTTTTATTAATACACATGTTTAAAAATTATAGTAAAATTCCACTTAGTGAACGTATAAATTATAATATTGAATGGAAGGATGACCAGCCAATTTATAAAACCGCAAATAAAGAAGATGTAGCATTAGACCAGATAAAATTAATGTATCCTAATTTGAGTAAAAAAGAACAATATTTAATGTATGTAAAACATAATCCTAATAATGCTGAAAAAAATGATTACTATGAATATTTAATTTATAAAATGAATAAACAAGAAAAACAAAATTTAGATGAGTTATTAAAACAATTAACTATAACTGTAAATTGCAATCCTGAAATAGATAAATAAAAACTTTAAATTATTTTTTCTACTTCAAGTTAATAAAGATTATGGTTATGACAAAAAAAGGTAAAAAGCCTAAAGCAAAAAAAGCAGGTAAAAAACCAGTAAAAAAAACAGTATTTTCAGGAACAAAAGGAAGCGCACGAATTGAAAAAATTGATAGACGATTAAGACCAACACCAGAACCTAAATTAGTTAAAATTGACCCTATGTTAAGAAACCCGTTAAAAATTGTTGATGCTCAACGAACACAAATATATCCATATTCACAAACTCCTACATATATGTTTAGTGGACAAGATACTGGAAATTTAACTAGACAATTTGATATATTGAAATCAAAAGAACAACAACTTGAAGGTAAAGTAACAGAATTAGAAAAAAAGAATTTATATGAACAAATCATTGGTAAAATGTCCATAATAGATAGTAATTTAAATGTATTAGATAAGAATTATGAAGACAAAGAATATAATAGATTAAATAAACAATTAAAAGAAATTAATAGATTGATACCAAAAGACGAACCTACATTATTTGATTTTTATGATAATCTTTATGACAAATTACGAAATATAAAAAATGAAAATAAAATGGACGTGTTTGTTAGTGATGAAGATTTAGCATTTTTAGAAGAACCTGCATTAGTTGAAGTTAAATCAACAAATACTTTATTAGATGATAAAATTCATAATAATAATTTAGTTGATGAAGCACAAATTTTAATCGAAGAAATTAAAAATGCAAATGTAAAAAATCCTATTGTTGTTCCTACTTTTGAAGAAGCAAAAAAACCACGAGGGAGACCACCTAAAACATTTGATAAGCCCGAAGCAAAAGGATTATTAGACATTTAGCATAGAAAAAAATTAATTTAAAAAAAATCTACTTTAAGTTATATAATATGGGTGTTTTTGGACAAATGATAGGCGGGGCATTAGGCGGTGCCGTTGGTAAAAAATATGGTGGTAAAACTGGCGGAAAAATTGGCTCTACTTTAGGTCGTGCCGCCGGTTCTTTAGTTCCTTTTAAAAAAGGCGGTATGATTAAGAAAACTGGAGCAATTCTTGCACATAAAGGTGAATTAGTTGTTCCTGCTTCAATGGTTAAAGATGTTTCTAAATCTTTAAAAAAGAGAATTAGAGCAAATCAAAAAAAATAAAAATCTAGTTTATATTAATAATGGTGTTCAAAATAGTTAAAAGCAATACAAAAAATAAACGATTTACTGCGATAATAAATAATAAAAAAATTAATTTTGGTTCGGCTGTTGGTTATACATATATAGACCATGGTGATGAAGTAAAAAGAAAAAATTACATCGCTAGACATAGAGTTAATGAAGATTGGGATAAAATAAATGCTGGTTCTCTTAGCCGTTATGTTTTATGGGGTGATAGTCCTGATATCAATGTTAATATAGCAAATTATAAAAAAAAATTTGGACTATAAAAAAATGTTTAGTTTTTTTTAAATATCAATATTTATAGATTGATATTTAAAAATAAAATCTAGTTATATTATATGGAGAATTTAAATCTAGTAGTTGAAATAAAACAAAATAAGGGAACTTATCACGAGTCACAAAAAGCATCAATTTATAATTATAGAAATAATAACAGACAAAAATATAATGAATACCAAAAACAATTATATGAAAAACAGATGGCTGACCCTGAATTCAGAAAGGCACATAATGAGAAAAAACGAATATACCAAGCACTAAGACGAGAACAGACTAGGGAAAACCTTGCAAGGCTTGAAGCCTTAAAAAATGTAGCAGTTTAAAATCCTTTATATACTAAATATTCATATTGAATAATTTAATATATAAAAAAAAACATTTAAAAAAAAAATATCTAGTATTATTATATGAATGATATAAAATTAAAATTTGAAAAAAAAGGTCTAGGAAAAATTTATAAAACAATTAATAAACTTTATAAAAATGAAACAATCAATGAAAATGAACTAAATTTTTATTTAAATGAAATCCCAAAATTAAAAGTTGGAAGTAAAAAATTTAATAGTATTAAGTCAGATATTAAAACATTTAAAAAAGATGCAGATAATGAAAAAAAAGTTAAATCATTTTACAACAAA